AGGCACATATTATAAGCTCTTAGAATCTCACACTCTTGTTCGTTCCAGTTAAAATAGTCCATACAACTACTTCCAATTGGATATAATGTTTCGTGATTAAGATAATTTTTAATATGAAATATATATTTGCAATGCTCTTGATTACAAACACAAGTTGAATCAGGTATAGTTTCAAAGTAATTGATATACCATTCAGCGGCGGCTATTTCTATTTCTTTACTAACGCTATGTTGTAATACAACCTTCTTTAAGTCAGGTTTCATATTAGTAGGGTTTTTTTCCATTTTGTCGTCTATATATTATAGGTAAATATATATTATAATTTCAATTTTTCGAGTTGTTATAAACTCTCACACTAGTATAAATGCTCATTCAACCCTCTACGCGTAAAGGCAAGCGATTTATGGCTACTTATGCCAATGGCAAGATTGTGCATTTTGGTCAACTAGGAGGATCAACCTATATCGACCATGGCGATAAAGCGAAACGTCTGGCTTATTTAGCCAGACACGGAGGAGGAAAAGAAAATTGGAATGACCCCTACTCAGCTGGGTCATTGTCACGTTATCTATTATGGGGCGACAGCACTGATTTAGAAACAAATCATCAGGCGTTTATGCGTCGCTTTCCAATTACGACTAAAAAATAAATGTGATTATTATAAATGCGCGATGTTTATAATAATATGACTGTTGCTGAGAAACAGCGAATCAGCTGGATGATGTGGTATAATACGCATTCACAGGAACACAACGAGGCAAGGTCAAGAACGCGTGATAAGAAACGAGGATTCGTTGCTATTGATTCCAAGTATCGAACTCGAGAATCAATACTTGAGTCAAAAGACACCACTATAAAAGTTAAACCCAAATTGTCTACAATAGAAAAAGCGAGACTTAAAATCGCTCGCGATTTAGCAAAAGTGGAAAAACGGAGACAAGAATGGGCTAGTCAACAAGCTAGTCGGCAAAATAGCAAACTGACTGAACTGGTTTTATATCAGCAGGAGTCACCTTGAATCTAGAAGCCTTATTTTGTTGGGTCTTAGTATCTCGTCCTACACGTTGAGCAGGTTTAGATGGTAATGGCGCTTCTTCTTCTTCATCGCTGGACTCCTCGATGATAATGGTCTTCTTCTTTGGCTTCTTGCGTTTTTTGATTACAATGATTTCTTCCTCGCTAGAAGAATCCTCAACTGGCAAGGGGGGTATCTTGCTTGCTTTGACTGGTTTTATAACAGCCTCTACAACCTTGGGGGCTTTACTAGCCTTGCTACTGGCCTTCTTTGGTTCCTCCACTGCTGATACGACTTCTTCTTCACTATCACTTTCAATAGGAGCGGCGGATTTTGGTGGTCCATTGAGTTTCTCGCGAACCATAGCTAGGACGGCTTTTCTAGTGGGGTCAATATTTGTAATAGTTGCGTGTTTAGCTAGTTTCATTTTTTCAAATGCTGCAATTTGAGCTGGTGATCTATCTTTTTTAGTTCTGGGTTTAACAAGCGACTCAGTATTATCGAGTGATTCATCTGCAGAAGCGGAAGCCATAGTATAAGGTAAGACTAGATAATAAAAATACGTAATTAAACAAGCTCCTAAATATCTATGTGTAATCTATAATGCCCCTGGATATCAGTGAAGTGCCAAATGATAAGTTTAAGGATATCAAGCCAATCAAAGAAAAGATGAACAAATATATACCAGATATTGTAGAGGGTATATCGAGGCGTAATGGAATGATATATTTGATGATTGGATCTGGTGGATCTGGTAAAACCAGTTTATTGCTGAATCAATTTAGACGGGGCGGAGCATACTACCGTAAGTTTCATCACCTCTACTTATTCACACCCGCAATCAGTTTCCTGAGTGTCCAGAATCATCCATTTGAAAAACACGATAAGGTGCATAATGAATTGACACGCGATAGCTTACAAGAGTTATATGAAGAACTAAAAGACCGAAAAGAAGAGCACGACGATGAAGATGAGATGGAATACAATTGTGTTATCATCGATGATATGGCCTCGTCGCTTAAAGAGAAGGATGTCCAGCGTCTGCTGAATACGATGTTGATAAAGGCCCGTCATTTGAATTGCTGTTTTATATTCACACTCCAATCGTATTTGTATATGCCGAAGATGCTACGGAAGCAAACGACATTTGCTACAATATTCAAACCGAAGAATCGAGAGGAATGGCGAACGATTAATGAAGAGTTGCTCCAAATGAAAGAAGAGGACGCAAAGAACCTCTACGACTATGTCTTTGATAAAGAGTATAGCCATTTAGATTTAGACACGATAGAGAATGCGATGTATCGCAATTTCAATCACCTGCTTATAACGAAGAACGGAGAAAAAGTATAATCTGCCTCTATTATAACTAATGGAAACAGAGTCGCTCCAAATATATTTAAACTCGCGATATGCAACAGAAACGGTAGGCGGAAATACAGCCAATTGTATCTACTACTTACCAGTAATCGAAATCGATGATGGAATGCATATCTACCTCTCACTTCAAAATGCAAATATACCATATTCATTCTACAGCATCACTGCTAGCGATAACACTTTCAGTTGGGGGCTCGTAGCTGGGGCGGTTAATACAACATATGTAGAACCCGGAAATTATACAGTGACCCAGCTTATAGCAGTTATCCAAGCAGCAATGGGTGCCTCTTATAACATAACGTATAGCAGTATCACAAGTAAAATATTGATTACACATACTACGACTAATTTTATAATATATGCTGCGACGATAAATCATATCCTTGGATTTAGTAAAACATCGAATACCACATCGGCGGCGCTACTTCTCTATGGTCGAGATTGCGTGAATCTAAATCAAGTGCGAGCATTGAATATTGAAATCAACTATCCGACCTATAATGTGAATGTAGCGCAACCATATAACCAGAATATTTTAGCAACAATTCCGGTATATGTAGCGCCCTTCTCAATTATCACATACACGAACCCCAATAACTTTAGGACAAATCTCTATGTCAATAAACTTGACCAAATCCAGATTCGTATTTTAGATAACCAGGGCAATTTAGTGGATCTAAATGGAATCAATTATCAGGCGACGCTTCAATTGGATTGTGTTCGATTTACTGAATGAGAGGATTAATGTATAGCAATATGATATAATATGCTTGGACACAAAATGCCATTAGGAAAATCTATGCTGGGTCATTCAATGCCAATGGGCAAAATGCGAATGGGTCATTCAATGCCCCTTTTACAAAAACCAATGATGAAAGTTGTTGTGGATGAAATGGCCAAAAAAGTTTCGGCTGGTTTAGAAAGAAATGTTTTGAAAAGATAAACATCAATTCATCAATATTTACAATTTCTTGTAAATATTTATATCCGCATAGCATATATAATAATGATTCCTGCGAACCTCAAGTTTCAATCCAAGGTCGAATCCGCCAGCGCCAGACGTTACACCACCCAGATCCAACCGCAAAATGGCACTGGAAATTATAATCCTGGAGACACAATTATTGTAAACTTGCCCACAAGAGCCAATACCGCTCTTATTCCAAGTGAATCATACCTTAAAGGTAATTTCAATTTGATTACCACAACTGCTTCAACTTCCTCGTGTTTAGAAAGTTGCGGATGGCACCAGTTTATACAGCGAATCCGTGTGTTCCACGGCTCCAATTTAATTGAGGACCTAGATAATTACGGCCAGCTTGCTAAAATCCTCTATGATTTCCAAGTGCCCGAGGATACCGTCAAGGGTCGATTTGGTGTTACAAGTGGAACAAATGAAGATTATAGTGGAATACAAACTGACAACTCTTTAAATAGTGTTCGCTCAGTCAATAGAGGTAGAGCACTTGGTGCTTTGGCTACCACTGCTGGTGGAACTCCGTTTCCTTTTGCTATCAACTTGATTTCGTTAGTTGGTTCTTTAGCTGGAGAGAAGTATTTGCCCCTTTGGGAAATGACTGCTGCACCGTTGAGAGTAGAAATTGTTTTACAATCGTTCTTAATCCGCTCAATGATGGTTGAAGGTGGTGCTGGCCTTAACTTTACTGCTTCCGGAGTCAATTATGTTGGTGAGTTTCTGGAACTGCCTGATTCCGCAATATCCGCAATCAAGTCTGGTTCTTCAAGCCCAATGCAGATGGTTTGCCCTTCGATCCGTTCTTACACCAATTCTGCAGCGATTGTTACGACTGGTTCACAAATTTCGTTTCCAGTGCCTGCAAAATTTAGTAGTTTGAAGTCTATCGTTCTTGCTGGAAGAACTACTACTGGTCTTGCTGCTCAATACCCATCTTCTCACTGCAAGTTTGGTCTTACCAGTTATAACTTCCGCGTTGGTAGTGAAGTTCTACCTTCGACTCAGCCTACAACTGTTCCTGAGTTTTATAGTGAGGCAATCAAATGCTTTGGTTCCATTGCTGATTTACAACTCCAACCCTCTATTGATAATACGGCTTATTCTCTCAATGTGCCCAACACTATTGCTGGTTTGAATCAGGCATCAACTAAGGATAGTGGTTCTTTCTTGATTGGCATCGATATG